GATGGGTATGCAAGCTAAACCTAAAGTTAAAGTTTCTGTCACTGCAAAGAAAATGGTACCTGCTACCAAAAAGAAGTCTTATCCTATTCTTCCTGATGAAGGAGATAACTATAGTGAGACTATGAAGCGTGAGAAAGAACTTAAGGCAAAAGGTATGATGAAGATGGGTGGTAAGTTAAAGAAAGCTAACTTTGGTATGCTATCCGTTAAGGCTAAAGTAGATAATAATCCTGGCATTACAGCTGCTGATCGTATTGCAGGTGCTACAATGAAGGATAAAGCTAAGATGGGCAAGGCTGTTAAAAAATGCAAATATGGCTGCAAATAAAAAGAAAAAGCCTGTGCTAAAAATGCACAAGCCTGCAAAAGCTCCTAAGGTGGCACCTCCTAAACCAGTAGATGGTAACTATATGAGGGAAGCTGACACGCCTAGTAGACTCAAGAGTCCTATGGCTCCTATGAAGCAGAAGAGATTAAGTAAATAAATTTGTTCATTTCATAATTGTGATTCATTTTGTTAAGTAAAAAAGGAGACCATTGGCCTCCTTTTTCTTTTTGTCATCTATGCCATGCATATGGTTTGGGTAGTTGATCGTAATAAGGTTCATCAAAACGTGGAACTAATTGTATAATCCCTTCTTCAGAATTCAATACTGCATCTGTACGTTCTAACACTTCTTTGCTTGGAAGTATTCCCATACCAGATATATGTAAAGTACCCATACCCCATCGATATATCATTGTAGGATCTGAGAACATATGAATGTTTGCATTATGTCCAAACGTTATATCAGCATCCTCATCGCCACTCTTATCAGGCCAGGTGATTCTGTCTAGATAAGCTTTAATGTAGCAATTTCCATTATTGATATTATCTTCTTTCTTTTCATATTTATTATTAACAAAGAAGTAATGTGAACTACTTCTGTATATTTCATATCCAGGGTTATCTATAATAGCATTTGTTAGTAATGCTAATCCTCGCTCAGCAATTAAATCATCATCATCTAGTCTATAGATATAATCATTACTACATTGCTTATAGCCCCATTCTAACTTAGCAGCTATAGATGGGAATCTTTCCTCACAGTTGATGATCTTCACTCTAGGATGATCATATGTATATTTTACTTTAGGACTATCATTTATCACTACCATTTCAAAGTCTCCACCTTGTTGTAGAAATGATTCAATAGCCTCTTCTAAGAAGTGATGGCGTTGATAGGTTATTGTTAATACAGATATCATTTGTTGATTTGTTTTTTGATTTCATCATATATCCATGTGGACACGTTGTACTTTTGAGTTTCATCTAGTTCATCTATCAACCAATCTTCTTTCATATCTTTAGAATGAAGCCACATATGTGAGAGATGAGGATACTTATTGCACACCTCATTATAAAAAGAAAGTGCTGTTTCTCTATCGCATTTATAAAAGCCCCATTCATGATCATCTACACCAGGTAGCCTTTTCCAAATGTCACACATCTCACCACCATGGGCACATCTATCCCAAGGAGAAGATGCTGAAACAAAGTCTTCATATAGATACAGAAGAGTTAGTCCCAGGTTATAGTCTACGTTTATTTGATTAGACTTACATGCTTCTAGTGTAAGAGATTGCCAGGATGTACCATCTCCTATATATAAAGCTTTACCAGAATCTATAACTTTAGGATTGGTCAATATAGAATGAATGAATTTACTCCTAGGGTTGAAGTTCAACCAACAGTCATTTCTTGGGAAGATATTGATATCATCATACCCTGGTATTTCTCTATGAGTTCCACTAATGCAGTCTTCAGGAACCAGATTGTTGTAATGACATGTATGTGGATCATATGATCTACATACTAAATTCTCTTTTGTTCTGTTTATTGGTTTAATAGCTATATCATCAGTATCTATATAGCTTCCTCCAAACTTATACAATAGAATTAATCTGATTAAGTCAGACCGTTCTCTAGGATGGGCTGTTAGGTAATGTTCTTCTATTAATGATTTAGGTAGAGGTATATCATCAAATAAAGAAAGATCCCAAGTACGAACTAATATTCTATACTTGGGATCAAAATCTTCTTGCTTTAAGCTATTTGAAACAACAACTATTTCATCATTAGGATTGAATATTCTTGTTGAGTACACACAATCATTCAATATCTTTCTACGAGAATCGTGAATATAACCATCCCAATAGAAATATATTGTATTTACCATACAAGAATTACATCAAATGGCGATACTAATAACTTGTTTTCTCCATTGATAGGAATCACTGGTGCTTTACCTAAAGATGCTGGATCTACCAAGATCTCATCCCCTGCCTTGATGTCTGTAACAAGATCACCTACAGAGTATACAGTGAGCTTGTTAAGCTTCTGCATCATCTCTTTTTCAAGAGCTTCTTTTGTGTTCTCATCCACAATAAGTTTACCTTCGTCTTTCTTAGGAAGGTCTAGCAATAATCTATTGCCGCGTAGTAATTTAAAATCTGCCATTATACTAATTCAGTTACGTTTTTAAATCTTACAATGTCTTCACCAAATAAGTGAACCTCTGACTGGTACACATCACGCTTGCGTGTAATACCAATCATCTTGTTGGTCTTAGGGTTGATGTTAGGCGTCTCAACAGCACGTTCATGGATGTCATCTAATAACACTAATAGATCACCTTCGTCCATCTGTACAGTACGAATCACTTTGTCGATGTTAAAAGAGTCTATGAAGTGACTACCGTTGTTCTCTTTACGAGTGTAAAAAAATTGGTTTCTCATTGGTTTATTTTGTTTAAAAGTTGTTCTCTACGTTTATTAACTTCTTCATACCTGTATATGTCTGCTTCGACATTAGTATGCTCATCCAAAGTTAATAAAATAATATTAGATTTATCATATGCTACATCAGGATATTTCTCTTTAGGAAGTATGTGATGAAAGAATGTTGATAATGGCTCTGATCCCAGATAGTCACCGCTTACCTCAGAGTAGTGTTTACGCTCTTTCCAGATTTCTAAGAATAGATTCCTCATGGTCTCTATCTTAGTCTTCTTGACGAACATATCACGCTTAGCTACTAAGAGTCCTCCACGCTTTGGTGTGATGGGCTTACGCTTGATGTGACTCAAGCATAAACCCTTACCCCACACACGATTCTCACAACCCTCTACACTACACGTCTTCACGATCAATCTCTCTTTGAATGTACCAGATAGCTTTTTTCAGGTCTTGTTTCCTAGCACCTTTCTTATCAGCTCTAAGGATATACTTGATAGCATTACCTAGACTAAATCCAAGATTGTAGTCTTCTATGACATCTATAACCTCAAACTTATTACCCTGATAATGATCAGGATGATTGACCATCTCTCTTTCTTGTATCTCTTTGATAACTTTACGTGCTCCATATGGATCATCTTTTCTTAAAGTAGATCCTTTTAATCTTTCATTAATTTCCTCAGCAGTTAAAGATACAGTAGTAAGTTCTACGTCTAACTGTTTTTTCATTTCTTCATCTGTTAAGGTGTTATGAAAATAACTAGCTTGTTTCCTTCGTTCAATCTCTGCTTGATTTGCTTGATGCATTTCTTCTTCTATTTGATTAATGTCCTGTCGAGCCATGTCCATCTGTTCCTCTTTGTGTTTCTGATAATTCTCCCACTTCTGTATACTGTACTAATGGTACAGGTACGATTACTAACTGAGCAATACGATCACCTACTTTATAGATATCTGCCCATGGATTCTTTAGATTAAAAGTAGCCATGATTTCACCTCTGTATCCACTATCGATTACACCTACACCGTTACTTAGTACAAGATCATAGTTACGTATAGAGGAACGTGGGAACACAAGTCCCACCATTCCTTCTGGTATTTCTACAGCAAGTCCTGTACCATATACTATTTGATTATGATTGTCTCTAGAGAAATCAACTGATGTAGCTACAAGATCTGCACCTGCATCTCCTGGCTTACCAAACTTAGGCTTCTGTGCTTCCTGCACTAACTTCTTGAATTGAATCTTCATTTTCTGTTTCGTTTATAACTTCTGTATTTTTAATAGCGTCAACAATATCCTGACGTAACTTATCAAAGAACTCTTCATTGTCTTCTAGTAACAGCCTGAATTCATCTGTTGAATACTTTGTCTCATTGTAAGTGATAGTCTTGCCATACTTACGTAAGATGTCATGCTCACCACCTAGTGTCATGATCTCATTGAATGTATCAATACCTGTACCGAACACAATCTCAAAATCCACTGCTTTGAATGGAGGAGCCATCTTGTTCTTGATAGTCTTGATCTTAGTGACATTACCATAAGCTTCTGTACCTTCCTTAGCAAGAGTCTTGCTCACCTCTACACGAACGTCTGCATAGAACTTCAATGCATGACCTCCCTGAGTTGTACGAGGATCACCAAACATCATACCAATCTTCTCACGATACTGAGATACTACGATAACGCATGTCTGGTGCTTAGATAACATACCTTTAAGCTTAGGATATACATCGCTGTTGAGCTTAGCCTTTCTACCGATAGAGCTATCACCTACATCACCATCTAATACTTTCTTAGGAATCAATGAACTATCTGAATCGATGATAACTAGATCAATCTCACCAGTGCTTATCATATCCATAGCAATCTGGAAACCCTCCTCGCCACATGACGGCTGAGCAATTAACATACTTGCAATATCTACGCCCAATGCAGTGAAGTAATTAGGATCAACAGCATGCTCGCCATCTATGTATAACACTTTACCTGAATTCTTCTGACAGTTAGCCACAGCGTGACCACAGATAGTAGATTTACCACTACCCTCCCAGCCTACTAGTTCATAAAGTTTACCTTTAACAAACCCACCAACACCTAGAGCGATGTGGTCAAATGCAATCGATCCTGTAGAAATAAGATCATAATCATTGTGGTTCTTATCACCTAATGATAGTATAGTACCAACACCATACTTTTTGTTGAGCGCCTCTAATGC